AGTCTCCATTTATTAGATAATTGCTCTTTTTTTTAAGCTAAAATTACTCACTATCATCTTCGTCGGATTCTTCATCTTCACTCACGACGAATCCTTTAAGGTTGCCGTTATCGTCTTCGTCATCTGAATCATCGAATCCAGAGTCATCTGACTCGTATTCTTCTTCTGTGTCGAGATCGGATTTGTCCCATTCTTCATCATATTCATCATCACCGAAATCATCATTAACGACGGTCTCGGTCGGGACAAACAATTGAGGTTTTTTAACGATACGTCCATATCTAGTACGTATCGCACCTTCACTTATATTAATGTTCTCCATTTGATCAACTAAAGTGGCCATATTATTAATAATTAGTATATTCTTCTGTTTAAGTACTTTGGATGGAACACCTCGTTATTGTTTATCGCGTTATCCATTAATTTCTTTTCAAATGTGTAACCTATTGTGTTGGATAGTTGATGTATCTCATCCTGGATTCCCAAATTTCGTGTTTCACCATACAATCCCAAATCCTCTAAACTATCGAGGGATTCTATTAAATATTGCTGTGCGACGTTTGGGTTGTGTTCGAGGCGTTGCGCTAATTTGATTTTGGATAGGAATTTCATATATATTTCCGGTTCAACTCCTGAATATTTGTGAACTTTAAGTTTCAAATCCTTTAGGGTATCGGCACGTTCGGGTGGGGAATATTCTTTATATAATAATTTATATGCCACATATGTCGATGCGCACAAAAGCACCAGCGCCATTTAACTTAAATATATTTTTTATTTTGGATACAATTTATTCATTATTTTCGGGATGATCGTGTGTATCTTACTCTTTTTACCTTTACATATTCCACAATCCTGCTTAATTTTCCCTTTGTTCGTGAGTATGAAACTGGTACATTTATCATCGTGGTGCTTTCCTGCTATCTCACAATATGTGGAGGTCGTTCCAATTATGTAATTTTTTCCATTCTTTTGGATTTTAATAACTTTTAGATCTGTGTGTTGTTTATCTACGTGTTTGACAATAAAATTCTCCATATCACTTTTACAATCCATTGTGTTTATCCCCGAATTATTTAAGGCGGTTTTTTTGACACCTATACACTTTCTCATCTCTTCTTTTTCTGGGTACAATTTATCCACAATCGATTGATTTAACTGATATGTACTTCCCACAAAGTCCTTACAGTATCCACTTCTCCTCCCATCGAGTGTATCACACGTACAAAAACACTTTTGTGTGATCCGATCGCCACTGATATAGAAATATACATGATTCGATCCGTGATTTCTTCCCAAGTTTTCGCAGTATTTAGAATTACTAGAAATTAAGTACCGATTATCAAATTTGAATAATTTAGAAACTCGTGCGTCGGATTGTCCGTTCATATTTTTTTGGATAAATCGCTCAATGTTGTACTTTAGTTCGATGTCACTGACTTCATCTTTGGTTTGTATTTCAGTGAATGATCCCTCCTTTATCGCCTTTGTTGGTCCCTCTATGGTCACAAAATCGGTCGAAGTTGTTCGTACGGCGGACATGGCTAGAATTTGTGCGTCCGGTCTCTGTCCTATTTTCGTCAAGCTACTTAACAAACCTCCGGGTTTATATACAAATACGGGTAGATACGGACCTTCGGTAACACCTTTCGTCATTTTATGTGACCACGGCATTCTAAACCCACTTCCCTTAGACCGTTTAGAAATGTCCCCATATACCGCAGAATCTATAATTTTTTCCCAATCTTCCGAACCTTTCGCTATATACAACGCGACCAATATATGTTCTCGGAGGGCGATCGCACTCGCTTGATTTACGACAAATCCGGGAAAATTTAAATGTATTCCCGTTTTGATTTTATCGCCCGATGGTTTTGGTTCCGCTACCGAAATTAAACATTCCTTCCCACCCTTCGTCATCATTTTATTACAAATTATCTTGCATATGCTCTGTATTTCGTTTAAATCTAGCGCATCGTCTGCTTTGTAATCCACATCGACGAAAAAATTATAATATTTTGTTTTTTGTTCGACTACGTATATCTTATCCCCCGATAATACGGCCTCTATACATTTATCATAAAATTCATTCAATCTATCAGATGGCACGGATAGGACTCCCCCATTCATGAGCACATGTGATAGCTTGTTACCTCCATGATCAATTTTTTGTTCTGCGCACCAGCGCTTGAACATACTTACGTTTGTTACGATTCTATTTTTTAATATCGTCTAATCGAAGCAGAGATGGAAACATCCTCAAATTCTTTATCTGTGGCAAGCTCCTTTTTTAAAGTTAATAATTCATACACGGTTCTCGGAGCGAGTTCGTCTGCCTTTTCCTTCGCGTCATCTTCTGAATAGCCTCTATTATCTATGAGCAATTCTCGGATTTCACGTAAAATATAAGCCTTTGACTTCATCCTATTTAATAGAAAATGTTTTTCTATTCAAGGATTGAACACACGCATAAAATTCTGGATTTTTTATAATATTATCGACGATCAAATTCCATCTCTTTCGGCAGTTATATTCCTCTAACGTATCGAAATTCATAAAATCATTTTCATCGAATGTCTTTTTTATCGGTTGTTTGTTTGCTTTCTTTGCTTGGCATTTAGCCTTTTCTTCATAAAATTTTCTAATGAGTGCGTATTGGTCGTTTCTTTTCCAATCAACGAAAAATACAAACACATTATAGACCAAGTCCACCGTTGGACTTTCCTTGACAGTAAATACGTATGACGTGTATTCTCCCTTCTTGAGTGAGACAATACCTCTTGTTTCTTCTTCTAGTTCTCTTAGAGCACATCTAAGTGGGTTGTAAATTTCTCTTCTTCTGCATCCTCCTGTGACAAAAATCCAATCTTTAAATCGTCGATCTCGAACGGTTAAAAACCGGGGCTTTGCGTCTGCGAAACTAACTGGGATCGCTATTGCTTTGTACTTCTTCATTGCTCATTTAGCAAGTTACAATAAACGGATATGATTATTTCACAGACATTACCTCAGTTTCCGCAGAAATCGGCGTAATAGATTGGATTGACTTTGTCGGTTGTACAGGTACGTTTTCCTCGCCATCTTCTTCATAATCTTCGTCACCTTCTTCCGACATATCGTCGTCATAATAACTCAAACTATTTAGATGATTGGCCATCTGGGAGGAAAATGTCCTCACTTCGGATACATCATTTCGGGTATTTCTCAACTCACTATAGAGATAAAGGCTTCCAAGGATACACATCGCAACAGCAATGAGCATCATCGTTTCGCGGTCAAGAGAGAACATAGTATAACTAATATAACATATCCTGAAAGTTTTAAGTTCCTATAATCGCACCCATGTGGACACCCTTATTGTCTGGAACCGTATATCCGGCGTCTTTTCCGAACTGGAGTGCGTCATAATGCGACTCTTTCGACTCTCTCGTAACACTTCTGCGTATATTCGTTACATTTTCATCGTATGGAACGGGTTTCGTATTCTCTGAGGTTTCTACTATCTTAGGATCCACTATTTTATCCAGTGTCCTGGATCGGGGATCATAGGTTAGCACGAAGACAAAAGCGAGTAAGAACAATACTGTCCAAAACATGCTTGTTTCTAATATAATTATCTATTTTTTTGGGACATTTTAGTTGGCATACACGAGACCCGCCATGCCGTTTTCTATGCGTATAATATTGTAATTAACCGCATAAATTGCGTCAAGCGAGCTGCTGCCAGAGTTGACAATACGAGCCGAATCGAGACGCGAGAAATTTAATGAACCCGTCGGTTGCAACTTGGAAGTTTCCAAACAGAACGGGTAAATGAAGAGAGACGTCTTCTTGTCACCCGACGAGTTCGGGACGTGGTAGTAGCTACTGACCGCAGAGTAGTTCGGCATCGTGAATTTGTAGTCACTGCAATCGGTACCGTTGATTTGGAGTTTCGTTTGGTTCGTCGCGGTCATCATACCGTTCGCGGAGCAGTTCGACACGAGGAACTTCACCGGGTGATTAAACGAGAGCTCCTGGATTTTCGCCTGACTGGCGATAACCTTTTGTGTTTGGGTAATCAACATGCTCATCGGCTTCGAGGACATCACGGAGCGTTCATCCGTGTCCAAGAAAATGTAGTTCGCGTAGGCTTCCCACTTGTTGCTAGCCGCGGAGGCACCCCAGTGAATTCGGAGTTCGACATCATGATATTGCATGGCGATCAACGGAAGAGAGGATTGCCAGTTTTCGCAAAATTGAAATCGGAGGGGATAAAATTGTTCTCCCGCGCCACCACGGTAGATACCACCACCGACAGACTTAGACGAGGACGTCGCCAAAAGTTCCGGCGCAATCATCGTAGAGAACGTAGAATCTTGTTCATCGATCAACTGTCCACCAATGAACAGTTCGACCTTGGAAATCTTGGATTCCCAATCGGTCACAGTGGCCGCTTGGGTACCGTTGGAGTGAATGGGGGCAAGGTAAACGTAGGACAACATGTCTCCCTTTCTCTCGAAGCGAATGGAGGACATGCCATTGTTTTGGATGTTGCCTTGTATGACCTGACGTTCACAGGACTGAGAAAAATTCGTCGCACGTTTGTACGTAGAGCGGAAAAAGCTGACTTCGGGTTGGCCGACCAAATGGGCATCTTGAGCACCGACGGCCACTAATTGTGCAATTCCACCAGACATGATTTATATTATATGGAGTTTTTTATTTTGGCGAGTTCATCTTCGAGGGACTCAATTTTGGATATCGCTTTCTGGAGTGCACCGTACATGGATGCGTATAATTGGTCATTATTTAGGAACTTGACATCGTCGATACCATATTTTTCTCCGATTGTATTAATCGATTTTGGCATATATTCTTCTACTTCCTGAGCTATCCAACCGAGGACATTCTTGTCCTTCTGGTACTCACTGAAACCTTCCAAGTCATCTCTCCATTTGAATCTTCTGAGGGGTATGGTTTTTACTGTATCATAACACAGATCGATATCCGCATCCTGGATATTTTCCTTTAGGCGGCGGTCTGACGTACTCGACCATGATCCCCCTCCAGTCTTTGCTGCCGTACCGGTGACTTCTAGATCAAACGATGGGCTGGCAGTTTTGACACCCACTCTGCCGTCTGTGACGAGCGAATTGTCTGTATTTGTAAATTGAACTGTTTTAGATGTGGTATTGCCTGTATTTGTTATTTGTTGAAGAGTATATGTCGCCGATATGGCAACATTGCCCAAGGTTATCTTTTCCGCCAATATATTACCCGAAATAGAAAGAACATTACTACCCGTATCTTCTATGAATAAATTAGAACCAACATCTAACGTGTGTGTTGGGGTGAGATTAGATATACCATGTGCGGGTGAACCGGATTTGAAACCGATGGATGGATTCAAGAAACTGATTGTATTTGTAAAGTTGGTACCGACATTAGACAAGAAACCACCGTCACCATAAAATTTATCCGCTTCTATACCCTGCGTTGCGACCAATTTACCCCCACTATTGAAACTTACGGTGGTACAGTCAATGAGTTCTCCGTCTGCGGCGTATCCCATAACGTTGGATGCTTGCGTGCGGGCACTTAATGGTTTAATATATGTCGCATTTGGTCTCGCTGTTTGGAGTGGGGTCACTCCTGCGTTTATAGCGATCGTCGATGGGTGCTGATTTGTAGATCCCGCATAAAAACCAAGCGCAACGGAGTTCATTCCCTGACCACTTTCACCGGCATGGAAACCCATGGCAACGGCACCTTCTGCCTGCCCATCGTAGCCCGCATTGGATCCCATCGCGATGGTAGCGTTATTTTGACCCAAGTAAGCGGCTCTGTAGCCGATACCTATACCATACGCAGATTGGGACGTATCACCCGCCCCTTCACCAAGAGAGACGACGAATGGTTTTTGGCGAATGTTACCCTCCACGCGAATATCACCATTTGCGTGAAGAACTCTACCCGGGAATAAAGCATTTGTACCTATTCCCACACTTCCGGTGATGATAGTTTGGCCATTTACCGTTGCCTGAGTAGCCGTGAGACCCGTGGTAAAGAGTTTATTTGTTCCTCCCGTACATGCGTATCCATCTGTCA